ATTTGATATTATTTTTCCAAATTATCAAGAAATTCTCTTTCTTTCTTAGAAAGTGAGTCAATTCCTCTTTCTGAAATCTTTTCAAGAATAACATCTACATCCAATACTATTTTATTATCTGTTTTAGATGATAATGATTTCATATTTTTTAGGAATTCTTTAAAATCATCTTGAAATATGATTTCTTTTTTTGAAGATTCATGTACATAAGCAACAGCCTCAAAAGTATTCTTATCAAAGAATATTTTCGTATATCCAGATTCTTTGTGTTCAAAGAGTTTAGTGGCATCTAAATTTTGGATACCATTATCATCTAGAAGTTTTTGAAAATCTTCAACAGATTTGAATCTTTTCAAGTGTATAGATACTACATTTTCAAATTTCATATGGTTCTGTTTTATTTTGTTGTTTGTTTTACAAATATAGTGAATATAATTTAATTGTCAAATTATTTTTTTATATATACATAAAACTTTCAAATATTTTATGAAACGACTTTTAACAAGACAATCATATTTAAATTCATTAAATACTAAACACTATGCCAAATATACCGGAATTGAACCTATTAATGAGGAGGCTGCTTTTGCTAATGATGCTCCTTGGGGAGACACATTAATAGGTAGACTAATTAACTCTTTTGCAAGAAAAGGTAAAATAGCTTTTAATAAACGACGAATAAGTGGATTATCTAGTAGATTGAAGTCTATTTTTGATGAAATGATTGAGATTGGTTCTATTGAGATTGTAGGAGATTCAACTAATACTATTCTGTATCTTAAAATATCATCACTTTTAGGAGAGTTGACTAGACAAGTTAAAGAAGAAGAAGATATTGAAATATTAATCTCCACAACTGAGGAGTTAATTGATAATGTAACTTTATATAAGTATGATGGTAAAGATATTATGCTAAAGGCTTTAGAAGAATTTTTAGATTTTTTAAAGGGATTAAAAAGTGGTAAAGTTGATAAACCTGTTACTGAAGAAGAACCAGTTAATATCTATGATAGTTCATTAAATCTTTTACAATCGGTAGTACAATTACATAATCTTATTATATCAAAACAAAAGTCTCAACCACCAGCTGAGAAAAAATCTGTTAAAATTGACATACAAGTTGGTAAGGAGTACATATATTCTGGATCTAATGGTGATAAAGTCGTTAAAGTCGTGGATTTAGAACATCCAAGAAAAGCTGGGCCTGATCAAAAATGGTTAACTGGTGATGATGTAGTCATAGATACTGTAAATATAAAACCTAAAGTATTTGTTATATGGAGAGATCCTCAAACAAAGACATATAAATCAAACGCTGCTCCTCAAGCAGTTGATGTATCAAAACTTAAACCAATTACTGGTGATGTTAATGTTGGTAAAAAACCTGCTGATGTTAATAAACCCGTTGCTACTAATGCTAGTAGACAATATAATATAATTTATAACTCTATTAATGAGAGTACTGAATCTGATAATATATGGAACAAAATTGTTAAATCTTATAATACAGTTGGTCTATCAAAGATGATTCCAAGAATAAAAGAGCTTATTGAAAAGTCAAAAGATGAGAATTCTGATGAAAGAAAATATGTTTCTACTATAGGAAAACAAGTTATTATGAATAAGTCTACTGTTGGTAAGGAAGTTCCTTACGATCAGCTTATAAAAGAAGAAGTAGAGTCTATACCTAGTAGTTATAATGATATACCTAAGGCAATATCATTGATAAGTAGATATATTTTACCAGTTAGAGATCATAAAGATGTTTTAAAAGATAAAGTTGAGGAAATAAAGATTATTTCTTTATTTATAGATAGTTTTAGTAAGTTAGAGGAACTTTTGAAAAAACAAAAAAAACAACCAGATGAGAAAAAAGAGTCACTTTTAAGGTATCAAGGATTTTTGATGTTAAATGAAAAGAATAAATTTCCAGCTGAAATTAAATCTAAATTCGATGAGATATTCACTAAAGAAATTGTTGAGTATTTTGAAACAAATGAAGCTAAAATGGCTGAGTTGAATAAAACTATAACTGAAAGAGAAGGTGATACTATGGTATTTACAAGCGCTGATCCTATTATTGAGATTGTTAGACTATTTAATAGAGCATGGAGAATACACACACCTGGAGTTATTCCTTCTGGAAGAACTGGTGGTAGAGTTTCCAACTCCGTATTTAGAGAATATGAAAATCTTGGAGAAGGTTCTAGTGGAACTCCGGATACACCAGGTAATGGTCCTTATAGAAACATTGAACTTTATGATTCTTGGTTTGAAGCGGTTCAGGATATTTTAAGTGATACTAAATATAGACCTATTTTTAGTGAGAATGTTATATTTAGATTTGTTAACGAGGAAACTGGACAAGAAGGTGACGAGATTAAAAAGGGTGGTAAAATACTTTTAAAGTTTATAAATGACTTGATTGGTGATAGTAAGATGTATAAGGCTGGAGCTATGAATAAATTCCTTACTGATTATTTTAAATTAGATCCATCAAAAATCGAGGCTCCAAACGGTATTGTTGATCCTCAACACCCAAACGATGGTAAAGAAAATGATAAAACATCTACTGAGATAAAAATTACTGAAGTAGATTATAAAACAATGGATAGGATCGATGCTTTTAATTCATCTTCTGGTAATTTAAACAAACTATTTACAGAAAGACTGGCAAAAGATTATGAAAAACTGGCATTTAGAATAGATGTCGAAGGAAAAGAGGAAAAAGATGTTAAGAGAACATATTATTGTGTATATGATTCAACAACTGTAGATGGATATCCTGTTTTCTTATTTAGTTCTGATAATTATGCTTATGATATGACTAAAGTATCCGGTATATCAAAGGCTAATACACCTAAAAATGCATTTTTAGGTGTATTGGAAAAATTGGGAGATTTTAAAGTGAATGGTACCGCTAAAGTCAGATTTATGGAAGTTTCTGTAGACTCACTTCCAAGTGATACACCTGATAGAGTTCCTTTTAAAATTACTAAGTTGGAGATACTTTGTAAAAAAGATACTAAGGAACCTTATTTAGATTTTAGCTCATATTTACCAGGTTTTAAATCAAATATTACTAAGAATTTATCACCTGCTAAAACAAAAATTTGTAAACCATGAAAAATATGAATCATATAAAAACATATGAATCATTCTTATCTAATATTTTTGGAAAGAAGAATGATAGTAAGACTAAAAATAAAAAAGGCGGATTTCTAAAAAGTTTAAATAGTTTATTCAGTAAAGAAAATGATGAACTTGCTGAGAAGGTTTATAATTCTTTAAAAACGGCTTTAGAGTCTCAGAGTGCTGATGATGATGATGACTATAACAAAAAGTCTGAGGATCCAAAAGAAAGTAAGTTAATGGGTGAAATTGCTAGATATGGTGATTATAAGAGATCTGTTAAGTTTAAAGCAAAAGGTACTATGTATGTAGTAACAGTTCAAAAGAGTTCTTCAAAAAGAAGAACAACTTCTAAAATGTTTTTCACACCAGGTGAGACTTATGTTTTAGTTATAAACAATAGACATTTCATTGATAGAAAAACTGGATCTCCAACAGTATCTCAAAAAATAGCCAAAAATATTTGGAATTTATTAGACAAAGCACATGATAAAAAATGGTTTAATAAAGAAGATATGGAGAAAGATTTTGAATAATATAGTGAACCCGTTTTAAAAACGGGTTTTTTTGTATTATATAATTAAATATATACTTTATGAAATATTTAAAAAATTATCTTCTTTTTTTAGAAGCTGATGAGAATATAGGAACTGATGATGTAAAGTCTGTGGATGTTGATACTACTTCTAAATCTAATACAGAATCTACTATAACTAATTCATTACAAGACACAAAAAAATTATTGGCTGAATTCGGTGAGATGAGAACAAAGATGGAGAATATTTTTAAGGATCCAGAAATAATGGATGATGCGGCATTGACTGCTGCTCTTTTTACTAAAATTTATAATAGTAAAAAAGAAAACCAAAATAAATTACTTAAAGAATATGAGACAGTATTAAGAATGGAGAGAAAAAAAGATGCATATCAAGATGAAATTAAAAAAGCCGAACATGAAGTAAAATCGACAAATGATTACATATACCAATTGAATAGAGAATTAAAGGAAGCTAGTGCAAAAAGAAAACCACAAATAGTTTCATCGATTAAAAAGAATAAAGAAACATTAAAAGAATTAAATAATAGTATCATTTCTAATAATAAGTTACTTTCACAAGATACTACTAAATGGAAGAAGGCACAAGATGACTTTAAGAAAAAAGTCAAAACTGATCAAGAAAAAAATAGAAATTTAATGTCTAAAGTATAGAAATAGAAAAAAAACGATTTTTTCTTTTAATATATAAAACATAAAATAAAAAAATAATTAAAAAATATGGCAATTCAAATCGGTAAATACAAAAGACCAGGAATCTTCATAGAAGAGATTGACAAATCTATTATCACCAGCCCGACCGTAGAAGGGTTTGCTAATTTGGTTATTGGATTCTCTAAGAAGGGTCCAGTTAATTCAGCAGTCCTATTAAAGACTGTTGGTGATCTAGAAAGAATCTTCGGTTCTGTTGATAGACAATTAGAAAGAAAAGGTTCATTCTTCCACAGAACCATTTCAAAAATGTTAGAATCCGCACCTGTTTACGCAGTAAACTTGTTGTTAACTGATGATACACTCGATCAAGTCGAATATCAGTCTGTTTCAGCAGCTCCAATATACAATAATGATATGGAGAGAACAACGGCTTATAGAAAGTTTTTTGATACAACTGGATTCTGGAAGAGAGATACTGAGTCTTTTATAGACGCTACAAAAACTAACTCTGGATATGAAGGCAGAGTATTAAACTTTACAAATCTTTCAGACAGATATATTACAGTTTTCTGTGTTAAATCTTCTGTTTCTGGTTTCGATAGAGCACTACTTGAATGGTATGGTTCAATTGAGAAACTTCCACCTTATTTATACCCTACAGATTTAGCAGCTGACTATTTAGTTGATGTTGTAGTTGTTGGAGGTGATTGGTCTAATTATCAAGAGTTGTCAGTTGATCCAAGATGGTCGGCTTATTTCTCAGCTGATGGATTGAAAAAATCTCAAATTAGAAACTTCTCTAATGATAGAAATATCACTTCATTGGGTTATTATGAAGCACTTTCTTTAATTCCATATTTTAGAGATTTAAATGGTAGAAATATATTTATTGAAACTGTTATAAACAGAGATACTGATAAAACAGGTTTATTCTGTGCATTTAATAACGATTTATTTGAAACAGATTATCCAAAAGGTCTTGTTGACTTAATTGGTAACTCTTTAGTTGGTGATGATTTATTAAGTAATCCACCATCAATTGATGAAACATACTATCAATCATTAGATGAAAATGATGGTAAAGTAGATGGAGAATTGTCAATTAACTTCCTATCATATAAGGAACAAATAACTGAGACTTTAACATTCGCTAATAGAGTGTTAGATAGACCGGCTAACGTAGTTGCTTTATCTTCTGATGATGTTTCGGCAGCATTAAAGAATAGTGCAGGTGGTGATTATCCACACTCTTATAATGATAACACAGGAACTGTTTTAGGTGGTGTTTTATCAGGAGATAATTTAGGATATGTTGCAAATGCTGAAAGAACTTACTGGTTCGCAGAAGGATATGTAAATGATCTTTGTGGTCCTAGTTTTTCAACTAGTGGAACTTCAAGTTGGACAAAAACATATGTTGTAAATCCTACTTCAGATAATGGTTATGCTATTATTGGTGGAAATTACGTTCCTTTGTCTGGTACATATTCTGTTGAACTAAAATCTAGTTCATTCCCAAGTATTTCAGGTACTAATTCTTTCAATTATGCTTTTGTACTTGAATCAAGTGGTAGTATTACTGCTAAAGTTTCAACTGCTACTTCTTCATTGGTAAATGTTGCTGCTACTGATATAGTTTTAAGTTATGGTACAGCTAGCTTAAATAATGGTCTATTTGTTCCAGCTAGTCAGAGTGACAACGAATTGACTATTGGTGCTTCAGCTAGTGGTGGTTCAAGTGCATACATTACAATGGTACTGGGAACTGATTATATTATTAGTACAGCTTCAACTCCACAGACAATATTAAATGATGGTGATTTCAAAGTTGAATTCTTAAATACTAATTCTACTCCAGATGTTAAAAATTATGCACAATATAGAAGATTTAAAATGTTTAATTCATTATTGACTTATATTGACACAAGTGTAACATTCAGAGGACTTATGTTATTAGGACCACAAACAACAACTACTAAAAAGAGTTTATCAGAAGTAACATTCAGTGATATTAAAACTGGAACATCTGTTAATAAGTCATTTGTTGTTAGAACTGGATTAACATATGCTGATATCAGTGATGTTGTAACTAATGGAGAACTTGCATTCTATAAATTAGATGATGAGCTTTTAATTGACTACGCTGGTTTTGAAACTAAAAATACTTTACCAATATTGGATGGTACTACTGCATCATTTGGTGTTGTTGGTAAATATTCACAATTCTATACAAGATATGACCAAGGTTTAGTAGGAACAGGTGATGTATTTTATCAAAATGAACTTTGGGAAGGTGTTCAAGTACAATTTGTACCTGGAGCTAGTGTTACAGCTTCATTAGCTGGATATAACTACGTTGTATTTAGAGTTGATGAGACTGGAAATTATGCAACTGAAAATAATGCCTACTTCAATGAGTTGAATGCTTATCAGGGTGATAGATCTAGTGATATTTTAGGATATCAATTCTTAATTGGTGGTATTAACAATAGCGGTGCTTTTGAGTTGAAAATCGATGAAGGTATGGTTATTGAGAATGGATTAGAGTTACCGGGTGATGCATCAGGTGATTTAGCTATCCCTGGTAGAGCAGCTTTATTGGGAACTTATAGTGGTGGTGTTATAGATTCTATAGACACAGCATCATATAGTTTCTACGCTTACGAAGTTTATGAAACACTTGTTGATGAAAAAATTAATATAACTAAGTTATATGGATATAATAATCAATTCAATGGTAGCCCAATTTACTTAGCACCTTATCAAAAAGATAACGGAGACTTAGTTGTTACTTTCCAAAACTTTAGTTTAGGAACTCAGTCATTATTAAGTTCTCTTAATCCTACTGCTGATAGTGCACTTGCTACTAATGGAATACTTTATGTTAAATCTGCAAAGAGTAATTTCAAACAAACTGTTGAAGTAGAATATCCATCAGGATGGACAGCTATTCCTAATAAGGTATTAGTTAAGAGAAGTAGATACTCTGAGGTTAAAATTGGAGACTATCTTGAAGCATCTTATGATCCTACTTTGTTAAAATCTGATCAAATGCCTAAGAAACTTACACGAATTCAAAGTAAGAAGATTTGGTCTGTAAATTCTGACTATGTTGAACTATCTTGTGACTCTTCAATTAAATTAAGAACATTTAATGGTGATAAACAAACTAATAGATATACTAAGATTGAGGACTATGTTTCTACATACAAAGCAATATCACTTAAAGGATTTAGAATCAGAGAAGCATCTGTACCAGATGGTACAGAAGCAAAACAGGTATCTATACTTGATGTTGTTAAAAACGGAACAACATTGTTCAAAGCGTTAACAAATAAGGAAGCTTTTGATTTTAGATATCTAATTGACTCTTTTGGTCTTGGTTTGACAATAGATTCAAAACAACAATTAGTTGATATATGTGGAGATCGTCTTGATGCTTTTGGTATCTTGAATATGCCATCATTGAAAACGTTTAAAAACTCTGTATCTCCAACTTTCAAAGACGGAAATGGAACTTTACAGATGGAGTATATTGCTAAGGGTGGAGACCCAGAAAGTAATCCTGAATTCCTTTACTCATTTGGTAAAGGTTCTGGTGTAACTGCTGTTGGTTACTTCTTACCGTATGTAACAATTGATGATTTTGGTAGACCAATTGATGTACCACCATCAGCATATGTAGGATTGACTTTTATGAGAAAACATAATAGTACAGTTACGAGTATTGTTCCTTGGACAATCGCTGCGGGTGTTAATAACGGTAGAATTACTGGTATACAAGACCTTGAGCAAATCTTTACTCCTTCTGACCTTGAGTATTTAAATCAGGCTCAAATTAATCCATTGACTTTCAAAAGAAATAGAGGATTCGTAATTGAAACTGAAAATACAGCTCAAGTACTTTACAAATCAGCACTTTCTTACATACACGTAAGAGAAGTATTGATTGAACTTGAAAGAGAGTTATCTAGAATGTTGTTAGACTTCCAGTGGAAGTTCAACACAGCAGAAATTAGAGCACAAATCAAGTTACAAGCTGACGTTATCTGTGAGAAATATGTGGCTCAAAACGGTCTTTACAATTACTTCAATAAGATCGATGAAGAGAATAACACTCCTGAGATAATAGATAACCAAATAGGTGTAATTGATACTTATGTTGAACCAATCAAGGGTATGGGTATAATTGTGAATAACATCACAATACTTAGAACTGGAGCGATTTCAGCAGGTGGATTTATTAATTCATAATTAGATTATAAAAATAACAAAAAACCCAGATAGTGATATCTGGGTTTTTTTTTGTTAAAATTTATAGAGTTTTTAAAATAAAAAACCAGATATTTCTATCTGGTTTTTTATTATCCACCAAAGTTTCCTAAATTACCTCCTAAGTTAGGAACACCATTCATTATTGATCCAGGATTGAAATTAGGCATCGACTTTTGTTGAGTGTCCTCTTCTTGTTTTCTTTGCTTTTCTTCATCCTCGTTAAGTTCATTAACTATTTTAATATTCTCCTCTAACATCCAGAATGGCCATTCATCAATACAAAATTCATTTATATGATAATGTTTCTGTAAAAGAAGTTTATTCTTTAATAAAGGCTTCAAAGGCATCATGAACAACGAAAATACCTGACGCTCCGTTGGGAAATTGCATATCAGCACGGACCTCCTGGCCGTCTATGACCTTATATAATTCCTTAATACCAAAAGTCATTTTACTTACCGCGGCATTTAAAAATTGGAAAGAAATATCATCTATTTCTTCAAATTCTTTTAATTTTGCTTTAATTCCTTCGTAAGTTATAGAAGTTCTTCCATCAAGCATGAATGGTATAATTTTCAAAAATGCTAAGTTTGGAGTTCTACTATCATTATTTTCTTTGATTATATAATCAGTAAATGATTTTTGAATTCCAATATTTGGAGGTGTTAATTCAAATTCTTTATTATTAATTGTTTTAAATACATAAGAATTTTTAGCCTTACTAAAATATTTTTCAATTTTAGAATCTACTTCATGGAATTTAAAATTTTCTCTTTTTAATTCAATCTGAACATCTCCTGAACCAGATTGAACCGTTACTGCTAATGAACTTCCAGTCTGGAATGTTAATTCTCTAATCATAAAAATTAGATAAAGTCTATCTTGATCTTTAACATCGATATAACTAGCTATATTTCCATTAGGATATTTTACACGAACACAAGCTTGTAACATATCATTCATTTTTTCAACAATATCGTAAAAATTGTTATCATCAACCATTGAATATGCTTGAATCTCTTTAACTTGAGCGGGTCTAATCATTAGAAGAGTTCCTACTGGATAAAATTTACCACAAGGTAAATCATTAACATCAAAATTAAAATATTGTAAATCTGTTGTTCTTGTTGAATCAACAGCTTGTTTTGTTGATATTTGATCAATCATACTTTTAGATGGATTGAAATTAGATTTATTTTCTTGTTCTTCTAAGTGTTTTTTTAAGAAGTCTTCTTCTGACATTTCTTTATCATTTGCCATTGTTTTTTGTTATTTTTTAGGTATATATACTTATAGTTCAATTACCCATTATTGTTTTTAATAAATTTACATATTATTGTTATAAATGGTAAAAAGTTGATTTTTGAACTCAATATATAATAAAGAAAATAAACAAAATAAATAAAATTGAATACGAACAGGAATAAATTAAATATATAATTTATAATTGTTTAAAACAATTAAACAAAAAAATAATAAAAAAAGATTATGCCACTTCCACATTTTACTCAACTACAAGTGACTGGATCACCAGGTGGTCCTGGTACACAGCCACAAGAACCAGTGTATTTGAATCTATTTGAGATTACATTTGTTCTTCCAACAATATTACAAGCCCAGGGTAGAGATCCTGTATTATTGCTTCAACAAGCACTGAGTGTAGATCTAAACCTTACAAATAAAGCTATTGGTGTTGCTAATCAAAGATGGAAATATACAACTAGAGCTTTCTTAAATGCGGGTCCTTCTGAAACTCACATCGAGGACTTGGCTATTACATTCAATGTAAACGTTAATAATAACGGTTCTATGGAAAGTTGGGCAGCTTTAAGAGCTTGGTACGATTTAGTTTGGAATTCTCAAAACGGTTATTTGCATTATAAAGCAGATACTATTGGAACTATTATTGTTAATCAACATGATAAAAAAGGATTGGTTCTAAGAAGAGTTACATTCCAAAATGCTCAAATTAAAGGAGTAGCTAGTCCATCATTATCTTATGATGGTCAAGGTATCCTTCAAAATATTACAGCTAACTTTGCTTGTGATTACTGGATTGATGAATATATTGATAATAACTTCACAATTGCACCACCATTTGTTGCTGGATATTAATCTTGAAATTAAAAATAATTCAAAAACCGATAGAAATCTATCGGTTTTTTTGTTGAATATATCTGATTAAAAATACTATCTGCCACCAATTGATATCATCCACTTTTTTTGGATAATAAAATATTCATCAAAAATGCCTATTTTTTTCAATTCATTAACAGATTTTTCATTTGTAATATTTACTACAAATTCGTTTAGGTTATCATGTACTGATACTCCATTTATTGGAGAATATCCGAATTTTTTTGAACCCTCATATAGTTTTATCATACCTTCAGTGAAGTTTAGAGAATGAAAATGACAAACTGTTTTATTTTGTATAGAATTTTTATATTCTACTAATGCTGGATTTGTAAAATAATGCCATAATTCATGTGTCCATACCTCAGGTGTTGGAATTCCTTTGTATCTCAATCCTTCATGTCTCAATCTATCACCATCTCTTTCCCAAGGAGCGGTATATCCTAATCCACCTTTTGTATTTATGAAACTAAACTTTGTATTTGAATAATCGGGTAACATGTTCAATAGATAGCGATGCCAAGAATCATTTCTAATTTTTATGTGGTCATATTCTATACTTTTTATTTCTTCTTTTGTATATTTTTTAAAATTTTCCATGACTCTATATATTAAAAAGTTCTTTTTTTTTAATATATAGAGTTATAAAAATTATTAAATTTTATGAAATATTTAAAATTATACGAACAGTTTAGATTGATATTTGAGAATATCGAAGGTATCGATAGAGTAAAAAAAACAAATAAATTATTTGACTCTTTTGGTAGTAAAGAAAAAATACAGCAATGTATAGAAGAAGTTTTTACAAATCAAAATTTAAAATATTTAGGTGCAGGTGGTGTAGGATTGACATTTCAATTATTAGAATCACCCGAATTACCTGAATATTTCTACAAAAATTCATTTGAGGGTAAAAAATGCGATACCAAAATGAAATGTATGAAAATGACCGTGGTTGAATCGCAATTACAAGAAGATGAAATAAATAGTGCTAGAAAATTATTAAATAAAGACTTAAAAGGAATTTGTGGATATTATTGGATAAAAGGCCATGTCTTTGAAGGTAAAAAAGTTTATTTTATTTGTATGGATTTCTTAAAACTACTTGATGTTAAAGAAAAAATGATAGCTCATTTAATTTTCAACTTATATTATCCAACTAACGGTGCACCAAGCTACTGGCTGACTGACACTGATGATAGATTGAATAAAGTATTTAGTTGGATAAAAGAATCATTTAAATCAACCGAAAATTCAGAATATCTAGATGATGAATTTATCAAAAACTACAAAAGTGGAATTAAAATGGCAAATGTTCAAGGATTGACTATTGATTCATTGGTGAAAATGTTTTGTGACAAAGATGGTAATGAGGATTTTAAAGGTCAATACTCAACTATCAAACAATATTGGTCTGAAATGGACGAAAGCTTCTTTATTTCATTTTCTAAAAAATTATTAGAAATATATACAATCGGAACAAGTGAGGGTTTGACTAGTAGATTTCATGATTATAAAGGTCCCGACTTACAAGAAAATAATTTAGGATATAAAGGATCTGAATTGGTTGGATTTGATTTTACATAAAAAAATTAT